GGATCACTGTGATCTTCCGTCGGGATCACCTTCCTCAAGGCTTCCCCCGATATAGCAGGTTATTCGATCAAGCAGCAAAACTACTTGAAAGCGGCAAATTATCTACCGAAGATACCGCTAGGCATTTTGTCTCCTTTCTGAACTTTTGTTTTACAAACTCATCAAAACGTGCTAAAATAGACTCATCCGTCTAGGAATGGACTAGCTATCCATCTCCAAAAAGATGCGACCTTGGCATCCTGACGGACAGAAATATCCAAGGTCTAACAAAAGGAGTTAGGAATTGGCACGTTTTGATAAGTCTAATAACATGCCTAAAGTCCCTGGTGTTTATATCATTAGAAACACCATAAACGGGAAATGTTATGTAGGAAGCACAGTTAACCTCCGAAGTCGTAAATTTGACCATTTCACATCTCTTCAGAAGGGCTACCACAAGAACCCTCGCCTGCAAAATGCTTTCGACAAATATGACGCTGATGCCTTTGATTTCTCTGTAGCTGAATTTGTTGATGATAAGTCCATGCTTATCGAGAGAGAGCAACATTATATTGATACCCTCCATCCTGAGTACAACATCTCTCCTACAGCAGGAAATACTTTGGGAATGATCCCTGATGAGGAGACACGGCAAAAGATGTCTCTTACCCACAGGCTCAGATGGGAAAACGTAGACCCTGAAATTAGGCAAGGATACCGTGAACGCGCCCAGGCAAGGAACATTCTACGTCGTGGCAAGAAGCTTACTCCTGAGCACAGGGCCAAGGTCTCGGAAGCTGGCAAAGGGAGAATAAAATCTCCTGAAGAGCGTGCAAAGCTAAGCGCGGCGCTAAAAGGTCGCATTAGGCCCCCAGAGTGGTCTGCTAAGATAAGCGCAGCCAACAAAGGTAAGCCTAGTCCTAATAAGGGCAAAGCTATGAGTGAAGAGCAGAAGGCAAAACTGAGCGCATCCCATACAGGCAAGACATTGAGTCCTGAGCATAAAGCTGCAATTGGCAAAGCTGCTATAGGCAAGAAAATACACGACGATGCATTCAAAGCTAGACTTGCTGAAAGGAATAAGCAAAGAGCAGGTATGCTGCACACTCCTGAGCATAAAGCTAAGATCACAGAGGGAAACAAGCTAAGGCATGCAAGAGTCCGCGCTGCCAAAGAGCAGGAACGTCTAGCCCAGGAACAAGCCTTGCTTGCTCGTTGGGAAAACATCGATCCCTCTGAACCCATTGATCCCACTGAGTACAAGCCAATGACTCTCTGGGATATCATCGAACCTACCTCCTAATCCTTTCTTGAGAAGTGCATTTTTGCACTTCTCACATCTATTAACCCAAAAGGGTCGCGTCATTCATTTTTGCTTCAATATCGAACACCTTCTTGTTGAGAGAAGGTGCTTTAAAGCCCAATTCGAGTTCTGCAAAGTGGAAGGATCGAGTGATAGCCATAATAGGCGTCACTGTATTGAATATCGCACCCAAGCTTGTCCCCCACGTTGCCTGTCCCCAATTAAAGCTTCCCCAGATCGTTGGGCTCCCTGAGCTTGCCGCACCCCACTTCCCGCCGCCCCACACAAAGCCGCCCCAGATACTCCCTGCGCCCGTGGCACTCGATGCAGGGGCACGGGCATCAACGATCTTCACAGTCTCCCCGACCTGGAATTTTTCGATGTCGAAGCCAAGCCCGCTCTGCGTATCTCCTCGATAATCAGGGATCTTGACCTTGGCACGGATCACCGTTTGGTCAAGGAGAGCGCCGATACCATTGGCAAGGGCCTGCGCCGTGTTGGTATCGGTGATCCGGTTGTCGGCTTTGAAGTAGACGCGTTGCCCCAAGGATGATACCGAGCTGCCCGTGTACGTCCCTTTGACCGTGCCGTTGCCCTGGATCACGACGACGTTTTTGCGCGGCACATTGTCTTGTGGGAATTCAATCGAGGTGATGTGTTGCCCAAGAAGCAGGGTGTATGTTGGGGAATTGGGTATTTGCCCGAAAAACACCGTCTTATTTGGATTCACTCTGAAGAAATAATTGTTTGGCCCAAGCAAGAGCACATTGGAAAGCGCAGAGAGCACTGTCTGATTCTGGAAGCTGAATTGTGACTTTTGCCCTGTTGCGGATGCCGAAGCAGGGTCCATGGTGTACGGTGCACCATACGGATTGCCTGTGATCGCATCGATGGTGCTCTGCGTTGTCCCCGTGCTGTCCACATAGCTTCCTGTAAAGAATTGCGAGAACATCACGCCGGTATCAATGTAAGTCGAGGAGGTCCCTGACGTGCCAATGTTGAGCGTGGTCGTCACTGCGTGGTCACCGAGTGCCAGTTGGCTGTAAGGTGTGCAGAGGACATCAACGGACTGCCCACCGTTCTCATCGAGCTTCGGTGTGATCGTGTCAATGATGCCATTGAAGCGAAGAATGCCACTGGAAGCAATGCCTGCCCCGTACATCCAAATTTGAATGGTGTTCCCCATGGCAATCGTGCCTGCAGAGCCTGGCTGATACTGCCCATCAAAGGCGTCGATGGCGCGTGGCAGGATGATGTGAATGGCATCGCTTGCAGCATTGATTGTGTCCTTGATGCCGGTTATATAGGATGCATCATCAATTGTTCCAAGGAACACCCCAGTAGGATCGTAGACCTTGATCACCTGAAACTTTTGAAAATTGGCATCTTGAGGGGACCCGCTAGGCGCACCCGCTCCATAGAGCCCAGATCCGTAAGATCCTAATCCATATCCTACTGACATCTATCCCTCTGACCTTGCTAACTAAATAGTAAAATAGTTTGTGCCGTTAGAGTACGCTTTTAGAGATCCGTAATTCGTGTTGATCACCTTTCCCGTTCCTGCCGCCACACCATCTATAGTTCCTCCATTTGTCTTTACTGTGATATTATGTGTTGCAGCCCCACCACTTTCATCTTTTACTATCCACACTTGTCCTGCATTTCCTGCTGCTGCTGCTGGCAATGTTACCGTTACTGCGCTTGATGTTGACGTAACTGCTACAATGTAGTCTGATGCTAGAACGGTATAGCTCGTAGAAGATGTTCCTGTCCTTTCTACAATTTGTCCGCCATTTGTGGTGAATATCTTATTTGTGCTTACAAAAGTAGCAAGAACAACATTGCTACTATCCGTTATTTCTACGCCGTTTCCCGTTTGATGTGCTTTTACTTGTGTATAGCTGTTCGATTGATCAACGCCCAGGATTCCCCCGGGGTGATGTGAAGGGTCTTCTCCCGCGTAAAACTTCCCGGGGCCTAGAACAAGAATGCCGTTTCCACCATCAAAATAGACTATTGTATTTCCCGCATTATCAATAAATTGCCCGATATTGGTATCAGGAGGACATTGGAGCGTTGTATATCCATTTACGTCAACATAAAGAGCAGAGAATGCAACCCCCGCTAGATCTTTTATTTGGAGCACGCCATTTTGCAGATTCAGGCTGCCATCGGCATTGTGTGCAACGGCAAGAAACGCATTAAGAAGCGTCCCCCAGTTGTTAATATCCGATCCCACTACAGGTAACCGTGTCATAAGATACCCCTTTCTAGCTCAAATAACGGGATTGCCACGATATCACTGCCTCTGCACTGACAGCCGACGATGATGAAATGCCAATGTTGAACGTCGTAGTCCCAGGCTCAACCACGGGATAGAGGCCGATCGGATCGCTCAATTTTCCACTATTGTTGGTGATGATCGACATACCTACAGCAGGATTGCATTGCACGTCCACGTAATCTGCGTTCGCGTTGGGAAGCGGCACTGAGGCCGTTGAATTTGCACTGAGTGTCTGTGAGTCCTGAGATTGGGAGATCTGAATGCTGTTCCACTGCGTGATCTTTGCAACCGTTGCCCCGATCGGGTACGTTGCATTGGCAGTGAACGAGGTCACCGTGATCGTCGTCGCGCCAACACTGAAAGCCGTGCCCACCGTGACGTTCTGGGTATTGCCACCACTAGAGAGCTGCAGCGTGTCACCAACGCTTGCGCTGAAGCTCGTTGCGTTCACTGGAAGCGTGGTATACATTGTTCCACTATTGCGAGCAGTGGTAAGCGTCGTCGATCCGCTTGATGTATTATTTATCAGATGTAGTAGTGGATAACTCAGGTAGGTCCCGCCGCCAGTGATATTGATAGCTGCAAAGTTCCACAGTGAGTTCGCAGAAGTTAATGCTACAGTTCCTGTGTCATAGGACGAAGAGGTAGAAGCGTACGCATATGGGTCGTATGCCACCATTTTACAGGCAACAAGGCATTTCACCACGCTGTTTTTATCAAGCTTGGCATCTGCAGAGGTGCAGTCTACATTCTGGTAAAAACGTGTCCCTGTATCGTGAATAGTCAAATTCTGCCCGCGCAACGCAAGCGCTTGTTGTAGACTGTCAAGGCGTGAGAGCATATCTAGGCGCGACGAACCTATAACCCTAATACCCAAATCAATTTGACGTGCATCTACAACCTCTCCTGACTTTTTAGTTCCGTCACGCCGAGCGACAACAAAAGAAGTTGGCTTCACAACGGGCATGCTGAGATTTTTTGTTTCTACGAACAATCCGAGCCCGCCGCTGTTAGCATTGATTTGGTACGAGCCAAAGAAGTAGGAAGCAACCATCTACCACGATCCTCCCGTGCCGCGCTGCGTACCCTCATATCCGTATCCTGACAGGCTTTGGATGAATTGGTTGAGGAGCTGTGCGCTCTGCGTTCCTGGCGCAATCGTGTTGTTCATGGTCACACCTTGCCCGCCCTGACCCCCTCGCTGCACCAGGGTATTGAGAGATGCGGCAATTTGTGCAAGGTAAACGACGCCTTGATCAGAGCCTGCGCCTTGCGGTGCAGGGGTAGCAGTGGCGACATTGAGCGTCCCTGAAATCTGTGGATTGAACGAGGATGCCAGGGTCCCTGCAACGCCTTGCAATGCGGCGCGAAGGTGATCCTGGCGCGATTCAATGCCGGAGGCGAACATGTCCACAAAATTAGGTCCCCACACATCGGCCTCGCGACCAGGGCCTTCCTCGGCAGGCGAATGGAAGCCAAGAAATTTAGCAATGTCGCCTGCAACGTCAGATGCGGCCTTGCTTACATTTGCTGCTGCTGCCTTTATTCCGTTAGCTATAGCGTTAATAACATTTTCACCGAAGTTCTCAGCTTGACTTACAAACCCGTTCCATGCGCTCGTAACGCTATTCCAGAGACTTGTGAGTGCAGGACCTATATACTGGCTCCAAGCATTTCTGAATGGAGCGCTGATCTGATCCCACAGCCATGTTGCCTTAGATACCAGCCAATTCCAAGTGGCGGATGCGTCATTTTTGACGGTTTCCCACGCACCTTTGAGCCAATCTGTCACGCCTTTGATAACTTTTTGTATGGTATCGACAAGATCCTTGAAATAGTAGTTATGATTGTAGAGCCACTCAAAGCTGCCTACTACGGCATTTACCGTATCTTTCCATTTATCCCCCAGCCACTTAACGACGCTGCCCACGATGGTCTGAATATCCTTGCCAATACTGCCAAATTTGTCGGATGCGCTCTTTTTGAGCTTATCGAGTTCACTTTCCGTATCTTGCCGCATCTTAACATGCTTGTTTTTCACATCGATCGCTGCTTGCTCTGCATGCGTTGTTTCTGCAAGCTTTATTTCTAATGCGTGCTTTTCTGCTCCATCTTTTGTTTGTTTCAATTGTTCAAGGATGCCTTGACGCATCATATCAAATCTTTGGATCGACTGATTTTCTGTATCTATTGCATTTTTAAGGACGTTGTCCTTCATTTCAAGCGTATGTTGCTGTGCCTTATCGCTTGCATTTTGTGTAGCATCAGATACTTTATGTGCAAATGCGTCGAACCATCCCGTCACCTTTGCCCCGATTCCGCCGACAAAATTGGAGAATGCCTTGGTGATATCTCCCCAATGCATGACCAGGGCAACGATGCCTCCGACGAGCAAGCCGATGGCTGCAGCGACTCCAAGGACAATCCCTGCGACGGTGCCGATTGAGATAATAAAGGCAGCAATGGCCCCGACGATGATAGCTCCGAACATCGCTGCAAGCCCTGCCAGGACCGGCATCACAATGTCCATGTGGGATGTGAGGAAGTCTGCAAATTTGCCGATATTGGAAGATAGGGCATCAAGAATGGGAATGAGCTTGGGCCCGAGGGCATCCATGAACTTCGTCGAGAAGAGAGAAAACGCTGCACCGACCTTATCCATATGCGAGCTAATCGTCTGCTGTGATTGCTTGAATTTGTCGTCCGTTGCACCCTGGCTATTCTGGATTTTTTGCAGATCCCCCGTGTAGGTATTTCCTTGATTGGAGAGGAGTGCTAAAGCAGCTTTCACGCCGTTCACGCCCCCGACCATCTTCTGAAAGGCAACGGTATTGGTTCCCCCGGACACATCAGCGAGATATTGGAGCTTGTCTATCAGGTTGAGGCTGGCATAGTGCGTTTCACTGAAGTTGAGGTTGAGACCCTTGGCGGTGTTCGCCACTTTGTCCATGGACATATCCATGTTCGTGAAGAGCGAATTGAGTTGCATTGTGTCCTGGCGCACATTGGGGTTGATCTGGGTCATTGTGGCCTCGGCAGCGGCAACCTCTGCAAAACTGAGACCGACATTGTGGCCAGTGGCTGCAAGAGGTCCGATAGCAGAGGCGAAGGCATCGAAGGATTGCTTCCCAACAAAAACCGCCTCGGTCATCTGATCAGTGGTCGTCTTTGCTTGATCTGCGTTCTCGTTGTAAGCTGCCATGATACTCGTCAATGCCGTGGACACTGGTTGCAATGAGGTCTGTGCCCCCTTTGCCGCCTCCGTGGCAGCAGTGAAGACCTTGGTTGCATCGGCACCCGTGTAGCCCGCTGAGGCTACCTGATAGAAGCCTGCCGTGGCCTCTTGCATCGTGTCGCCTAGGGAAAGCGCTGAGGCCTCAAGATTTTGTACATCCTGATTGGTTGCCCCTGCCATCCCCTGAATCAACTCAATGCCCTGCTGTCCCTGGGTCCCTGCGTCGTAAAGCGACTTTCCTGCCATGACGCCTGCCAGGGAGATCATGAGCAGAGGTCCTTGAGCAGCAGTGAGAGCATCACCGACCGCTGCCGCTGCATCGCCTGCACCGCCTAGCAGCGTAGCAAAGAGCCCTGCACTCTCTCCAGAGTCTGCAAATTCTCCCGTAAGCGCAAAGAGTTGCGCTTCAAGATTAGCAATCTTTTCATTGAGCCCATCGATGATCGCTGTGTCTTCTGCGATGGTCGAGGACATGGCAGAGAGGGCTTCATTGAGCCCATCGACCTCAGCGGTTGAGTCGGCAGAAGTTGACCCAAGCGCAGTCAGCGCGTCATCGACGGCAGTGAGGTCACCGGCAGCACCACCGACGGCAGCGAACTGTTCAATGAGCGCGTCGAGGCCTGCCCCGATCTCATCGAGTGTTGCGACCGCACTGCTGCCATCTATGCTAAGTGACCATATTGTCTCTTCGCCCATCGATACATCCTCAAATAAGTTTGATCGTTTCCCCTGTGTACTCTTCTGGTTGATCTCCTAGTGCTGCCCTGCCATCCATGCTATTGCCATGCTTTGCGTTGTCGTACTCTTTTCGCTCATCCTCTGCAATCAACTCTGCTTCACGAACCAACCCGAAGAATCGTTGATACCGCATGCGGTCAAGATCTGCCACGGTGACCCCGCCCTGATAGAACCGCAAAACCCGTGCCTGCAACGCCGATGGGTCATAGGGTTCCCTGAGATCCGTGGTACCTCGTAGCTTTTCTTTGACCATCGCTGCCTGTGCACGGAGTTGCTTTGCTGCCTCCGGGTCTGCCTCCTCGAGTTGCTGTGCAGTTTCAATGGCTGTATCCACGTCTTCAAGGCTCCAATCACAGTCAGCATCGACTATCACACCCTCTATCGGCTTTGGGGCTTGCCGCTTGCGTTCGTTGTATTGCCGCCGTGCTAGGCTTTGTTGTTCTGCAGGCGGCTCTTCGTGAAAAAACGCATAAAGAGCATCGCAATCGTTTCCCCGTGCACAGATGCAATGAAATGCTCTTTGGTCATCCAAGGTTCGCTTGCTTGCCACACTTCATACACCAGATCCCCCATCGGATTGATGGCTTCCTCTTGCGTGATCTTCTTGCTTTGAATTTGATCTCGCAGTTTCACCATGCGGTTGTAGAGCGGCAGGGGAACAAGATCATAGATCTCAGCAGTCCGCGTATGCCACACACGCCGCTTATAAGGTTCCCCTGTCTCAGGATTGCAGATCGGTTCCCCGTTGTCGTCGAGAGCCTCGACTTCCTTGAATTCGCTGACCTTGACACGGACAACTTCATTGGTCACTTCATCGAGATTCACGGTGCTCATGGTCTCAATGACCTGCTTTGCCTCTTCTTCCGTGATCTCAATGACTCCGTTGGATTTACTCATTGTGTTGCCTCGCTTAGTATCCTGAGTATTGTGTATTGTTGACAGTGGTTTGCAGCATATACGCATTGTTTACGCCGACGCCTGCGAGTGGCGATGCAATGCTAGTCCCTGAAACATTCAAGCTGTAGTGCTTGCCATCCTTGTTCGGGGCAGGCATTCCTATCTTGGTATAGGCCAGCGTTAGGATGCTATATTGCACGGTTTGCAGGGTATCGGGTTGGGTGAAGGTCACGAGCAAGCTACCAAGTCCAAGGGCCTGGGCATCGGTGGTTCCCGTCGTTGACCCAAAGTAGGTCTGGTAAATCTTCGAGGCAGCGGTGAAAACCACATCAAAGCCAACGCCGACCGTGAGCATGCCATAGATAATCGCGGCAAGCGTGAGTTGCTCGGTCTGGATATCAACGTCACAATTATTCTTCTGCTCAATATCGAAGCTCTTGAGGTTGGGCGCATCGCCCGTCGTTGCCCCGTCGACGGTCCAGGCACTCTGTGTGAACAAGAAGGGTTGGTGGCTTTCCAGGGTGACCGTCGCAGGAGATCCTTGCACGGTCGAGGCTATGCCAACGACTTCAATGTCATGCATGAGAAGTCCACCGGCTTTGGCAGAGCGTTTGCATGTCTCGATTTTACAGGTGCGTACTCGCAAAGTTGTGCCACCTGCACCAAAGAGGGTGCCAAGTCCAACCTCAAATGTCCAATAGGCCCCGTCGGATTGATCGACCATGACATGGTTTGCCGCGCCCTGCACTGTGTGGCCACTGGTGTGCGCAAACTTCAAGCCATTGCCACCGTTGTAGGTATTGCTCACATTCAGCGTGTATGGACCTGCGCCCGTGACAGGCGGAGCAAACAATGCAATCTCCTCGGTTGCAAGGCCCGCATCGATCACCAACGGAATCACGGTCGACCCGGTGAGTCCTGTGTTTGCTGCAACGGAGATCGATGTTGCTCCAATGGAAGACCCTGATGAGAGCGTTGTATTCACGGTCGGGCCTGTGTAGGTATCGGAGGATGCTCCCATCGCTGCCGACTCGATGAGTCCCAGCTCAATCGGACGTAGCGCCGCTGTGAACTTGATCTTGACCATCTGCCGATTTTTGATAATCGTGGACAAGCGACGCGATCCATCGACTTCCCAGATGTCTTCCATCTTGGCGTCGATTTCAATGGAAAGACTTTGCCAGCGAGGAAACGTCGTTGGTGCCACAGGGGTACCGGGGGTAACCTCTTTTGCCAGCCCTATGTAGCTGTTGTCACTACGGATCGGAACTATCACAGCCATCAGCTATTCTCACTTTCTGCCGCTTTTGCAGTTTCAACAGGGCTCTCGATGATCCTTGCTTCCCCGTCGGGGGCCACGACTTGCGAGGCAACCGCTGAGTCGGCAAGGACTTCATGGGCAGGCGCTGTATCCGCAATGGGCTCAAGGGCCTCCACATCGCTTCTACCCATATGCCACTCATACCCGATCAGAGCTAACTCCTCATTGGACAGCCCTGCATGCTGTGGCATCACAACGCGGCCCAGCCCAACTTTGATGGATGGCAGAGAGTAATGGGGATCATGCCACAAGGTTTTGCCATGTACGTCCTCATCTCTCATCAAGAGTTCGTCGCCATGTTCAAGCATGCGGCTTCGGCGTGGTGTCCCATCAATGTTGTAGTATCGCTGCCCCGGGCCAAGTTCCACCGCGTGTCCACCGATGTATCTGGCAGGAGCGAGGCCCTTTGGAATGTCTGACATATTGCCTCCTAAACGCTATATGGCAGGATTTGAAAGACGATATCGAGATCATGTCGTAGAAATTCAAACCCTGGAATGGTCGTATTATCAATAGAACCTTTATATCCTGATAAACTCATTATTGGCATTGATTGCGCATAGTTCACGCCTTGAAATGTCATACTATCATTGTTCTCAAGGTTACTTTGTACTCTTTCTAAGTCTATAAAGTTATTTGCATTAATTGTGTCAAAAGTGCTTGACTGTTGATCCCATCTATCAAAATAGCCGACGTTGATATGGATCTCCCCTTCCCTGAGTGCCCGCCCGATAAGTCGATAGGTTTGCCTCCCCGACTCAATGAGAATGGCGGGGAAGATCCCCGCAGCAACCATGTCGTAGGCTTGCTGAATGTAGATCAGGTTCTTGCCAAGTT